TCAAACACTCGCGTGACACATCAGCACCATCTCCTTACGTTGGCTCTGCGGATCGATGACCGATTCGATCTTGTACAGCAGGCCGCCGTGGTTGACGCGATCCCACTTTGTAAGCCCCTCGTAATACCGGATGCGAATCCGCGTGGTCACTTCCGCGTTGAGGCGAGCCGACGCGAAAAACTCCCGACCGTTGAGCGGTTCGACCGACGCCGACACGGTGGCAAACGGCGCCCATCGGGTGATCTCTTCGCCGTATTCATTCTGCTCGCTCGTCGACCGCTCCAGCACGACTACCTCCCGCAAGCGGCCGGCCTTCATGCGTGCATCTCCCGGTACGGGTTCAGCAAGCGCTCGAATGTCGGGTTCGGGAAAAACTGACTGATAGCCCCCTGCCCTTGCGCCTCGCGGTTTTCGTACAGGTCGCCGACCTGCAACAGCACGGCCGCCCGGACTGGGGCCGGAATCGGGTCCGGCAGCTGAGACAGGTTCAGGTAGTCGGACACGGCCGCCGTCGCGGCGAGGATGTACGTCTGGATCATGTCGTCCTCGTCGTCGCGCGCGATACGCAGGTGCAATTTCGCTTCGTTCAAAGTCACCATAAATTCTCCGATTAAATGAAAGTAAATGCGCCGTCGTCGTAGGCGCTGGCTCGATCCTCTTCGCTGACGATCAGCCGGCCGAGCGCCATCACCGTCGACACGATGCCGTCGATACGCTCGGTGCTCTTCGCCTTGCTCGGCTTGATATTTCCGGCCGCGTCCATTTCGGTCGCGACGTTCGACGCCATCCAGCGCAGCACGGGATGGCCGCCGTGATTTAATTCCTTCGTCAGTAGCCGGCGCTCGAGCTCTTTCATCGGCGCGGACATCGACGCGACGCCCTGGCCGAAGCCGACCATTTCGAATCCATCGCCGGCCAGCTGCGTCGCCAGTTGCGTGGCGTTCCAGCGGTCGAGTGCAATTTCCTGAATGTTGTATTGCTGGCCGAGCTCGTTAATTCGCTGGCGGATCACGTCGTAATCGATCACCTTGCCGTCGGTCGCCTCGATATGCCCCGCCTTGATCCATTGCTCGTAGGGAACGCGGTCACGCTTCGACCGCGTGCGGGCATTTTCTTCAGGCACCCAGAAAAAGGGCTTCAGGTAGACGGTGGAGCCGATCGGGAACGCGAGCACCAGCGCGGCAATATCGGTTGTCGTCGCCAGATCGAGGCCGGCATAGCAAACGTGGTCAGTGAGATCCGGCAATTCGCCGGCGCAGCTGTCCCACGTATCCATCGAGATCCAGCGGCAAGCCTGCTCGGTCCACTGGTTCAGCAGCAGCTGGCGGAAGGTATTTTCGTAGGCAGGGATGGCGGCCGCCTTCGCCGCTTCCTGCTCGAAATATTCCTCTTTCACCGACACTCCGAGGCCCGGATGCGCCTTGCGCCAAGTCGCGGGCGATTTCCAGTCGTCGTCGGAGCCGGCTTCGTAGATGCAGGGCAGGAACGACGGATCGTCAATAATGCCGTCCCGCACCTTGCACGCGTAATCGTAGAGCTCGTAGCAGATCGAATGCCGATCGTAGCCGGCCGTGGTAATGGCGACCGTCAGCGGTTGCCGGCGTGCGCCCGTCGACGTAGTGAGCACGTCCCACAGGTCGCGGTTCGGTTGCGCGTGCAGCTCATCGAAAATAATGCCGTGCGCGTTGAGGCCGTGTTTCGTATACGCGTCGGCCGACAACACCTTGTAGGACGATGCCGAGCTCGACACGACGACGGCGCGTTTAAATGTCTGCGCACGCTTGCGGAGTGCCGGTGCGGCATCGATCATGCCTTTCGCCATTTCGAACACGATCGACGCCTGGTCACGATCGGCCGCGGCCGAATAAATTTCCGCGCCGGGCTCGCCGTCGGCGTACAGCAAATAAAGAGCAATGCCGGCGCTCAACGTGGATTTTCCGGCCTTGCGCGGAATTTGAATGTAGGCAGTGCGGTAGCGGCGCGTGCCGTCAGCGCGTTTCCAGCCGAACAGCGGCCGAATAATATTTTCGGCTTGCCAGTCGGACAATTTCAGCGGCGTGCCGGCCCACTCGCCTTTCGTGTGCGTCAGCACGGTCTCGAAAAACCGCACGGCGCGATCGGCGGCGGCTTCGTCAAACCACAGGCCGTCAGCTGAAGAATTCTTCGGTTGGATCATCGTTATTCGGATTCGGGACAGAAATTCGGGAGCGGGACGACGGACTCAGGCCGAGCTCGGCGGCAAGGATGCGAAGCTGGCCGATCAGCGCGGCCTTGACCGGCTTGTGGCTCTTCGCCGTGACGACCATTTCGGCATAGCAGACGCAATGCGCCTCGAGGATCGCCACGTCGATCTTGCTCAGCATGCCGAGGCGTTCGAGCTCCGGCACGATGCGGTTCCACTCCTGCTCGGCTTCCGGCAGGAACCACTCAGGACACGGCCCGAGGCCGGTCTCCGGTTGTGGCTCATTTGTGTTGAGGGGCCGCTTGCCGGGATTGCCGGCGAGCAGTTTTAATTGGGTCGGGATGGGTTTTTTCGCGTTCTGCATTTTGGCGAAATCTTCAGATTGCGGCGGTGCGCGTGAGGTTGAACGGTCGGTCTAGCCGGCTCGGTTCGCGGCGATTTTGGGAAACCTGTCACGCGGGCCTGTTCCATGGGTGATGCGGGTCGAGCGGCATTCCGTTCGCGTCGCATCCGTAGCGCACGCGCTTGCCGTGGTCGGCTGCCGTCTTGCGGCTGTGGCACGAGTGGCATAGCGGCACGAGGTTTTCCCGGTCGTTGTTGCCCGGATTGCCGTCGTGATGGTCGACGTCTGTTGCCGGCACGATCCGGCCTTGCTTCGAACACTTGCGGCAAAGTGGCTCATCGGCCAGCACTGACGCACGCAGCCGCTGCCACGCAGCGCTGTTGAGTGGAATCGTTCGACGCGAATCGGCATCACGCCCCGTGCGGTTTGCGCGTCGCGTCGACAACGCCTTGCCCCGAGGCTCCAGTTCCGTGAGCCTGGGGTCCAGCAGGTGTCGAGGCTTATGCGTCTTGATGACTTTTGGCATGGCGTTATCTCTTGTGATCCACCTGTCCGACACCCGAAGCGGTGTCGGACTTCCGTTCACCGTCCGCCAAAGGCGGGCGGCACTTATTTCCTATCGGGTTACATCGATGCAGAGCATCGGTGGAACAAATGTCCCGCGCTGCCCTTGCTCTGTAGGGGCATGAACCAACACGCGGGACCGGGTCAATCAGGACGCGGCCGGGGCAGGCACCGCGCGCTTCGGCAGATTTTCCAGCTTGCGCACCTCATCGACCGTCATCCACTGGTCGCCAAGCGCTTCGTGATAGAAGTCGGCGCGGTTCTTCGCATCGCCGCGCAGCAGGCCCTCGACGCTATGCTCGGCAAAGTAGCTCTTCGCCCCTTGCGTGGTCAGGCAGGCCCGGCTAATGGCTTGCTCCCACATCACCAGATAACGGCGCAGCGTCATCGTGACGAACTGGCGGGCGAGCTCGACGCTGTTCGAGTAGTTGCCGTGGCGCAGATCACCAACCATCGTCGGCGGCACGCGGAACAGCCGACACACTTCCTCGACGCTGAATTGCCGCGCTGCGATCCACTCGGCATCCTCCAGCGTCATGCTGATGGTCTGGTAGTCGACGCCCTCTTCGAGAATCGCCGTCTTGCCTGCATTGGCACCGCCGGCATACTGGCTGGTCCACGACGACGCCAGCCCCTCGCGCTGCTCTTTCTTCAGCTTCTGCGGGAATTTCAGGATGCCGGACAGCCGCGTGCCGTTGCTGAATGCGCTGTTGCCGTGCTCGCGCTCGGCGATCGCCAGTTGCACCACCTCGCGGGCGCGCGTCAACGGAGACACGCCGAGCACGCCGTCGTCGGATCGGTGGCGCAGATGCAGCACCTCATCCTGATTCAGGCGGATCACGCGGCCGGCCGCGTCGGTCGTTTCGTAGCCGAGCCGGCCAGACGGCAGGCGCAGCACCGACGTGCGGTCGGGATGCATCGGCAACAACTGGCGCACCTGGCCGTCCCACCCGTGAATAATTCGCGCATACGCATTGCCACGCAGCAGCACGGCCGCCTGCATTTGCTCGCGAAATTCGAGCGCAGTCTGTTGCTCGTTCGGCGTGTCGTGCAGCACGGAATACAGCGGATGGTCGGATGCGCGCTCGCGGCCGTCGTCGTCGGTGCGCCGGTACAGGATCAGCGGCAGGCTCGCTACCGTTTCGGAAATGGCCGCGACGCACGCGTATACCGCGCTGACGCTTTCCGAACGCTGCGGCGAAATACCGTTGCCGCGCAGAGCGCCGAAGTTTTGCCAGTAGTTGTCGCCGTCGCTGCGACGCTCGAAACCGAGCCGGTTCATCATTCGGTCGATCAGGCTCATAGCGTCTCCAGCCAAAGGGCGCGCAGATCACGCGGGCGGGTGCCGGGCATCGAGCGCTTCGCCACGGTCGTATCGCGATAGGCCGGGTCGTGCGTCAGCGTGATTTCATGCAGATGCACGGCGCGCAGCTCGCGCACGACGGCGCCCGCCCGCTCTTCCCAGAAATCGCCGTTCGCCTCTACGCGGAACCCAAACGAGCAGCCAGCAATATCGCCGCGCTCGACCAGCACGGCGACGTCGCGGCCATAACTGGTATCAGGTAGATCGAGCTCGAAAGCGAGGCCGCTATCGTCTTCACGAAGGCGCAGCGTGCCCGCCTGAGTCGTGCCGAGCAGAGAAAGGTCGTCATGGTGATAAAGCGCACGAATATTGAGGCCGGCGCGCAGCGACGAAGCGAACGCACCCGGCCGGATAATCTCGGTGAAGCCGCCGAGATCGCAGGACGGGCTATTGAAGCGGGCCGCGTAGCCGCCGACCTTGCCGCGCGAAAGCGCACGCAGGCCGTCACCGGATCGAATTTCGAAATCCATGCGAACGGCCCCCGCGTCAGATCTTCACGTCGTCGATGGCGACGAACGCTTCCGGATGGCGCACGGCTTGGTCGCACGTCATCATTGCCCGCACCAGCACATTCCCCTTTTCGTAGGCGCTTTCCGCATACGGGTTCACGAGAATGTCGACCTCGCTCCAGATGCCGAGGATCAGTTGCGAGAAATCGCCGAAGATCAGGCGGCCGGTCGGCGTAGCGCCGGCCTTCGCCTTAACCTGATTCGTCGTCACCAGCGGATAGCCGGCCAGCGACGCGCCATCGGTCAGGAAAACGCCCGTGTTCGGGGCCTTTTCCGTCGACGCCAGCACGCGCTTAACGCTCGGATTCGACAGCCAGCGGCCGCCGTTGACGTTCACCAGATCGAGCTTTTCGACAATGCGCAGCACGCCATCCCACGACGGCGCGGCGAGCGATGCCGTTTGGATGCCGGCCATGTTGAGCAGGCCGAGCGGCTGTTTCTGGCCGTCGCCCGACAGCAGCGCGGAATCCAGCGCCTCACCCATCACGGCCGACAGATCGTCGCGCACCAGGCCGTTAATATCCGGGCTGGATTGCTGGATCAGCTGGCGCGACAACTCGGTGAGTGCGCCGACGTGGCGCGGCTTGAGCGTGACGGGATCGTCGAACGACATGCCCGAGCGTTGCAGCGCTTCGTTTTCCGACACCCAGCCGGCCGTCATGCCGGTTTTGAATTTCGGAATTTCCACGTCGCCGCGCAGTCCAGTCAGCACGCGAGCGCCGAGCGAGCGCATCACCAGCGCGTTACGCAGCGGGCCGATGAATTGATCGGCGCGGAAGTCGTTCGGGACGATGCCGGCGGCCGTCGTCGTGGTCTGCGCGTCGCGTTGCTCGACCGAGCGCACATCGAATGCCGCCATCGGCACATAGAAGCCCTGCGCCTTGCGACCGGTGCGGCGCTCGGTTTCCTGCGCGAACTCGGCAGCCGCGCCATCGAGCGAGCGGCCTTCCATGCCGGCACGGATCACATCGAGCAGCACGACGCGGTTTTCGACGGTTGCGAAGTCGGCGGCCGTCACGCGGTCGCCCGTCGTGCGGCGTTCCAGATCGGCCATGAATTGCGCGCGCTGTTCGTCGGCTTCGAGTGCCGTCACGTCGGCTTTCAGTGCGTCGAACTTTGCTTGCTCGTCGGCCGACAGGCTGCGCTTTTCGCGCTCGGCGTTCGTGAGCAGCGCGCGCATTTCGGTGATTTTGCGAGCCTTCTGCTCGCGGATTTCGTTCAGTCTCATAGAGTCACCCTCGTTGAAGATGACTTGCTATTTATCCCGCGCCGTAGTGGATTGGAATAGCCCGGCGACACTTCGGACGGTCATAGACAGCCATGCACAAAGAGCGCGGGAAGTGTGGGGAATTCGCGACGGCGTAGAGGCAACCCATCCGAGGCGCTGACAGTGACGGCAGCGCAGGCGGGGTTAAGGTGCTCAAAATGATTAAGGTGCTCACGTAAAAACGCTGAGCACCTTAATCGGGCGGTGACCGGGAGAAGTCGCGGAAAGCCTTACGGGGCAAGGGGTTGGTTAAGATGCTCACCGTCTCTTGTCGCGACGTAGAGGGACGGGGTTGAGCATCTTAATCCGTCGGGTAGCCCCCATCGCCACTCACCCTTGCCTTTCTGTCCGGGGATGCCGTGGCGCTGCACCTCGACGCCCAATGACTTCTGCGCCCGGCGGATGGTTGCCCACGAATAGCCGGCTCCCTTTGCATCCGCTTCGATTTGCTTGGTCGGCAACGGTCCATCGCTCAGCAGATCACGCAAGAACCGTTCGGCGTCGGCGCGCTCGCTCCCGTCGTCGTTTTCACGATATTCCATGTCGCCTAGAATTTCGCGGGCTGAGCCTTCGATCACAGATCCCCATAGCGCAAGCGACGCCGGTATGCCGCCGACAATTTCGGTCAGCTCGACCGTATACGTCACACCGCCGCCGTCAGGCGCAATATTCGACTTCGCACGCGTCATCGCACGGTCGGCCCCATTCTCCGTCTTGCCGGCGACAAGCACCATGCGAGCAAGAGCACCGAATGCCTGCGAGCCGGTGACACGGTGCAACGGCGACGAGCCAGCGCTGCCCTTCGTGAAGTGCGTGATGCCGAGCACGGCGCAATCGTGCGCCGACGCAATGTCGACCAGCGATTGCAGACTTCGCCGCACGTCGTTCGCCTTGTCCATGTTGCCGGTCACTGCGCTGACGATCGGATCAACAATCAACAGCGATGCGCCGCCTAGATCGCTGATGAGCGACGCGAGCTGGAGCATGTCGATTGCAGGATCGAACGCACGCCGCTTGTTGCCTTCCGTCACGCCGTCGACAAAGAAACATCGATCGCAGTCAGCGCCGGCCGCGATCAACCGCGGAACGAGCGTATCGGCCGGATTATCTTCGCCCGACCAAATCACGACGTTACCGGGCTGCTCGCAATATGTTCCGTCCGGCCAGCGGCCGCCAGTCGTGACCGTCGCGGCCAACGCAAGCGCGAGTGTGGTTTTCCCCGCGCCGGCGTCGCCCGCCAATATCGACAATTTCCCGGCTGGCAACCAGTCAGGCCAAAGCCAGTGAATGCGCTCCGGCACAATATCCGACGCGCGGAGCACGTTCACCATGCTTGGTTGCCTGACGGGCGGCCGTGGCTGCCCGTTTTGCTTCGCGAGGTCGAAAAAAGCGGCTCGGACGGCAGCGAGATCTTCGTTTTTAGCTTGGACCGTCATGCAGTGCGGGACCGTGATTCGAGGTTCGCGATTCCGTCTGCTGCGTCGGAGAATTCGATAGCGAGTACCGCCGTTCGCTCGGAAATTTCAAATCCGATTTCCGCCAGCTGGCGAATCGTGTCATCGTGCTCGGACTGCTCGGCGATCACGTCAAACAAAGCCTTTGCTCTTTCGATCCGATCCGCCAGTTCCAGCAATGCCGATTGAGCGTCAAAACCCTGAATATTCGAGTTACGCATCACGGGTCCTCCACTCGGCGTCCATCAAATCGAGCGCAAGCGGCTCGGTCAGCTCCAGAACGTGACGAATGAGACAACGCGTAGGAATGTCGCAATCGGTCTCGTCTTCAGGAAGAGCGGCGTGCAGCGTTTTGACGATGTTATGAATCGTCCACGCGCGGGCGATAAAGTCGACGAGGGGGAACTCGGGGCGAGCGGTGACATCAGTCATTGCGGACTCCAATCAGAATTGAAGACCCGCCGTCCGTCGCCAAACGGGGTGGGCGGGCACTGAGCGGGGTTGGCGAACCGGGATTGGAACCGGCAGACCCGAAGGTCTCCCCACCCAGGCCCACCCATTGATTGGACGTGCAAAGGTGTGCGGACGTAAAAAAACCGCGCTGCGGCGGTTGTCCGCCAATCGTCAGGTCGCCAAACCCGGTCGCTGCCTGTTTTTCAGCGACGCACCCAGAATAGCGCGGCACGATGAAAGAATCAAGCATGCTCGACCTCCGATTTTTCATCGCAGCGCGCCGTGAGCCATCCGCTAACGAACGCGTCTTTCCGTTGCGCGTAGAAAATCTTGTGCTCGTTCTGGAGCCTGAATTTTTTGATCGCCAATCGCAGCTCGGAGCCAATGCTGCGAGCAGGGATGCGAGGCGCGTTGTAACCGGCCGCCCAAGCGCTGGCACGGTGAGCCGGTGAGAGATTGGTTTTGTGCATGTCCGACCCTCACGCAGTGGCGGCCTGCTCGGCCATCATGCGATCTTCCCAGGCCTGGGCGGCTCGCCGCGTAATAACGACGCGGCGGCCAATGCGCATTTCTTGGGGTGTTTTACCCTGCTCTTTCAAGACATAGTACTGTGCGCGGCTGAAGTGGTACGCGGCACAAAATTGCGGCACGGTGTAGCTGGCATCCATGGTCGACCCTTTTCTTGTTAGACACTCGTTGGCTTGTGTAGACAATCTGGATTCGAGTGTATTTTTTAGGTCGGCCGCAGTAATCCTATATGTCGTCCCTATTTTGTAGGCATATTTCGTAGGGACTTTCCGTAGGGGCCATACCATGCGCGCTCGATTACCTTGTCGCTCCTTCCGAAGACAGCCGCGACATGCTGGATCGATGCGTCGATCGTCTCGGCTGGATACGTCTTTCGGCGCTTCGCCATCGCAATGGCGATCTTCCGATCGATGACGGCTTTGGGCTCTTCACGACTGGACTTGATCGCGCTTTGTGCCCGACCGGGGAGCGGAAAGGCTACCTCCCATGCGCCACCGTCCATGACGTCCCTGAAGAGGTGCGCGAACGTCTGAAGCATGTGATATGGCGGCGGCAATCCGCGCTCGACGTAAAAGCAAAATTCCTCGAGCATGCTTTTTCCATGCTCCCCGCCCCCGGTTACAGCATCGAGCTCTATTTCCGCGCGCTCGATCCGGCCGGGGAACAGTGACGCTTGCATTTCGCCAGCGATCTTTGTGACGTTTTCGCGGGCAGCGTAGAGCCGGCTATTGAACGTGCTGAAGCCTTCCCGCCGCATCCGGTCCATTTCGTGGAGCATTTCAGGAGAGTAATAGCCGGCCGGCCACGATTTTTCAATTTCATCCATTCGCTTGATCCGCATTGAGTGAAACAACATTGTCGATCACGGGCTTGGAAAGCTTCGCGACAGCGGCCGCCTTGTACTCCGGGGCCAGGTGCGCATAGCGCAGTGTCATTTTCAGATCCGCATGGCCGAGCAGCTCGCGTACCGTGTTCAGATCCACGCCGGCCATGACGAGGCGCGACGCGAAATGGTGTCGCATGTCATGCCAGCGAAATTGCGTAATTTCCGCATCCTTTAGCAATTTGAGCCACGCGGTTTTTGTCGTCGTGAGCCGTTCGCCGTCGGGGTTCGGAAAAACGAGCTCGGTCGACGTTTGCTCCAGCCATGCACGCATTGCCGTCAGAGCCTCGTCGTTCAGCGGAATGTGCCGCGTTTTGCCCGACTTCGAATTTTCGTCCCGAACTGTCAGCACGGCCCGCTCCAGATTGATATCTTGCCGGCGCAGCGAAAATAATTCGCCCCGACGCAAACCTGTATTCATGGAGAGCAGCACAGACGGCTTAATGTAGTCGACGAAGGTCACGGCGCGCAGATCGGGGTAGAGCTCGTGCCCACGGAGCTCGCGCCATTTATTCGCGTTGTCGCGTCCAGCTCGCTCGCGTTCCTCGCGGGCATCGAGCGCATTGCGGAGCCGAATTTCCTCATCGGCCGCGAGCCATCGAATTTTGCCGCCAGATTCGCGCAGTGACTTCACCTTCGCGAGCGGGTGATCTGCGATCAGATCCCACTCGACCGCACGGGAAAAAAGCCCCCGCAACGCGGCGAGATCGCGATTCGTCGTTGCGGCGGAAAGGCCGGCCTTCAGGCGATCGGAGCGCCACTTTTCGATAATCCACGCGTTGAAGTCGTTAAGCTGACGGTCCTGAAATTCTGAGAAAGCTTTCTGCAGGCGCGTCAAGGTCGCTTGGCCGCTCTTATTGTTCGCCAGGAGCCAAGCCCCGTAGCGCTGTTCCAAGAACGTTCCGAGCGTAAAGCCCGTACCGATAACCCGCGCCTCTTCGGCCATGCGCCGACGGCGTTCGAGTGTTTCGGTCGCCGTCTCCCCCTTCCTGTCGACGTTCCGCATTTCCTTTCGCGCCAATTCGCGAGCGTCACCGGGATTCATCGCGGGGAAATAGCCGATGACACGGCGTGCGTGACCACCATCCGGCTTGCGCCAGCGAATCGTGTAGGAGATCGTTCCGCCTGGAGCAACCTTTACGGCAAAGCCGCGCAGTTCGCTGTCTGCGTAGTCTTGGTAGCCGCCGGTGGGAGTGATCGCGCGCAGAAAGGCGCGATCGATTTTGTATCGTTGAACCATGCCGAACCTTTTGCACAAATGGCAATTTGTGAGGGTAGGGCACATTGTAGGGCAAAGTTTGCCGTGGACAACCGTGGGCAGCGGTTGACCACGGCTTACTAAGCCATTGATTTAAAAGGGGCTGGTGGACATAGAAAGACGCCCAAAGACACGAAAATCAGCCTCCGAAGGCAGGGGTTGCTGGTTCGATCCCAGCCGGGCGCGCCAATCGCAGTAAGGCTTTCAGCGGTATCCCTCCTTCGTCGGACAGACTCCTTGCAGCTAAATTGCAGCTAGCATCGGCGCGGGCTCGGCCGTCAGCGGCGCGACCCAGTGCGCCAGGTGGTCGGCCGACAGGTGCGCGTACCGCTGCACCATCTCCATCGTTTCCCAGCCGCCCAGCTCCTTGAGCACCTGGAGCGGCGTGCCGCGCTGCACGTGCCAGCTCGCCCACGTATGCCGCAGGTCGTGCCAGCGGAAGTCGCGGATGCACGCGCGCTCCAGCGCCTTGCACCACGCGGCCGTCGTGGTCTGGTAGACCGGCTTGCCCTGGTACACGAACACGCTGTCGGCGAACCCGGGCGCGCGCTTCGTCGCGAGCTGGCGGCGCAGCACGGCGATCGCCGTGTCCGACAACGGCACCGTGATCGCCTTCTTCGCCTTCGCCTGGTCCGGGTGAATCCACGCGACGCGCCGCGCGAGGTCGACCTGCGACCACTGGAGCCCGGTCACGTTCGAGCGGCGCAGGCCGGTCTCGAGGCTGAAGCGCGCCATGTCGGCGAGATGCGCGGGCAGCGCGGCGAGCAGCCGCTCGCTTTCCGCCGGCGTCAGCCAGCGGATCCGCTTCGACACGACCTTCGCGCGCTTCGTGACCGGCGCGCGATCCAGCCATTCCCATTCGACGGCCGCGTTCAGCACGGCCTTCAGCACGCCGAGCACGCGGCGCACCGTGCCGTCGCTGACGGTCCGGCCGGTCTGCACGACGCCGTGCCGGGTGCGCACCACGCGCGGCTCCCGCCGTTTCGCGAGCGCGATCGCGTCGATGCGGTTCCGGTCGATGTCGGCCAGCGCGATGCCGGCGAGGTGCCGGTCGAGCCAGCGCAGATGCGTCTTCGACGTTTCCAGGCTCGGCAGCCCTTCGCGCTCGACGACGTACCGGACGACCGCGTCGTTCCACGTATGGCGCGGCTTCGTGCCGAGCCGCGCCTGGTTCCACAGGTCCACCTTCAGCCGGTCGTGGAATTCCTGGGCCTGCGCTTTGTCGCGGGTGCCAGTGCTTCCCTGTATCGGCGTTCCGCCGCCAGGGGGGTACAGCTTGTATTGCCAGTTCGGGCTGGTTTTTCGTTTGTAGAGCGACATGCGTTCACTTCCTCCGGCGGTTCGCCCTGCGCCGCTCGCGGGAGCCATTCTCCGGCGAGGTAGCGCTGCAGGGCAGCGATCGAGAACATCCAGCGCTTGCCGACCTTGCGGCCCGGCAGCGCGCCGGCCTTGGCCTTCAGGCGCACCGTTTCAGGGTGCGCGCCGAGCAGGGCCGCCGCGCCGAACAGGTCGACGGTCGCCGCGGGCGCGGCTTCGGCGTGCCGCGCGCCGGGGGGGCAGGCAGCGCAACTCGTGGAGTGGTGGCTTGCACGAGAAATGGTCATAACGCATTGATTTTCATGGGTTTTGTTTGCCATCGGTTGCCATCATTCACGCGTGGCGGCCCCGCAAGACTCATGGCGCGAAAAACGGGCAGCGCGGGCGACCGATGGCGACGCGCACGCGACTCGTGGCGTGCGCCGCCGGCCGATGCCTGCCGCTTCCCGGTTGTCTTTCTTCTTCTTTTTCAATGAGTTGAAGAGAAAGAAGAAAGAGGCGGGCGCGGCCGGCGCGAAACCCGGACTCGTGGCAAAAACGGCCCGACACATGGCGAATCCGGCACCATGCGCGGCGGCAGTTCGTTCAGGAATCAAGGACTTGCAAGCGGACACCCGCGAAATCCACGATTCGCGCGCGCTGCCTGCGGGTTCCCCGCACTCCGGCCGGTTCAGCCGGTCGCGGCTCATGCGCGGCCTCCGTGCATCGCGTCGGACGCCAGGTCTTCGCGCACGGACACGTGCAGGCCGAACGCGGCCAGACGCTCGAGCGACACCGGCGTCAGGTACGGCACGCGGCGCATGTAGATGCGGCGCTCGACCTCCTTCTCGCCGACCACCACGCCGGCGTGCTTGAGCTGCGCCTTGAACACGCGGTCGGATTTCACCGGCAGGCCGTTCCACTTGTCGCGCAGCGCGCTCGTGTGCGCGAGGTGATCCATCACGTGCCCGGTGCGCAGCAGCAGGCAGAACTCGCCGTCGACGGTGTCGAACGTGTACGGATGCTTGTAGTTGCCGCCGTCGATCTCCGACAGCACGGTTTCCATGATCCAGACCCACGGCTCGCGATCGGCGCTCGTCTCGGCGACGTGGCCGTTCATCTCGGCGATCAGGTCGCGCGGGAAGTCGCCCTCGCTCGGGTCCATCCCGGCGAACTCGCACAGGTAGCGCCACGCCAGCGCGACGGCCGCGTAGTTGCCCGCCATGCGCCGCGCGCCGTCGTCCTCGCCGCTCGCGCGGCAGCTGGCGAGCGCCCGGTCGCGCAGCGCCGCGTACTGGTCGAGCGCGGCGCGCTTGTCCAGGCCGGCGAGGAATTCGAGCCATTGCCGGACCGGGAAGCGCGGCAGGTCGTCGGGCAGCAGCGGGCCGCGCTTGCCGGTCAGCGTCGTGCGCACCAGCTTGCCGAGCAGGCTGCGCACCGGCACGTCCTCGCCGGCCAGCATCACCGGCGCGCACAGCAGGTATTCGGTCATGTCGGCGCCGCGCCGCGTCACCGTGTACTGGTAGTTCTCCTGCAGCAGCCCCACCGCCTTGTCGATCACGTCCTGCCGGCGCGCGGACAGCTCTTCCCAGCCGACCGGGTGGCTCGTGTGGCTGATGCTGGTGAGGAGCCGGAATTCGGTCTGCAGCGACTGTCCGGAGAACATCGTGAACGCGAGCGAGCGTTCGAGCCGCTTGATCAGCGTCGACTTGCCCGCGCCCTTGTTGGCCTGGATCGTGAGGTGCGGCCAGAAGCCGAGCAGCGCCTTCAGGTGGCCGCCGAGCGCCCACACGAGCGGGATCGTCGCGGCGTTCTGCCGGAACGTCGTCTGGTACGCGCCGATCACGCGGCGCGCGTCGCTGGCGAGGCCGCTCGGGAACGTCAGGTTGTGATACGGGCACTGCTTGTCCGCTTCGGTGAAGTAGCAGTCCGGGCCTTCGTTGACGATCAGCCGGCCGTCGCGCCACGCGAGCCCGACGAAGTTCGCGGCCTGGCGCGCGCCGAGATCCGCGCCGCGCTCGAGGATGTTCACCATCCGCTTGAACGGCGCAGGCGCCCAGATCGGGCCGAACTTGCCCCACTGGTCGACGTTGTGCAGCTGATCGTCGAGCATCACGCGGCGGATCAGCTGCGCGCCGTGGCGCGGCGCCTGCACCGACACGGCGAAGTAGACGGTCGGCGCCTGGTCGGCGTCGCCGGTCATCGTCGACGTCGCGCTCGCGACCGACACGCGGCTGATGCCGGCGATGCGGAAACCGCACAGATCCGTCATCACGGGCGTTTCGGCGCCCGATTCCTCGTTGCGGTCCATCTTCGTGATGTAGCTGGTGAAGTCCGGCCGCACGCGGAAGCGCCAGTACTGCGCGAAGTCGTGCGGCGGCAGGAAGATGCGTGGCCGGCCGCGGCGCGTCGCGTCGCCGGGCAGGCCCGCGATCAGCCACGGCTCGAACTGCTCGAGCGCGCGCGCCAGCTCGGCCGGGCCGCGCAGCTGCAGGAAGTCGTTCACGTCGTTGATCGGCTGCTGCGCCGTCGCGCCGTCCGCGAGATCGGCGAGCCAGCCGGCCTGGTCGACCAGCACCGCGCTGATGTTCAGCGCGGTGAGCCGCTCGTGCAGCGCCCACGCGGCTTCCGGGCCGGGGCGGTGGCCGGCGCGCGGGTGGCCGTCCGCGAACGGCGCGTCGTTGTCGAGGCAGATCACGACGTGCTTGCCGCGCAGGAACGCGAAATCGATGCGCTCGACGTTCGCGAGACCGCGCAGCGCGAGCGCGGCGGTGCCGGGCAGCGCGCACGTGTCGACCGACAGCGCGTTGATCGCGCTTTCGACGATGATCACGCGCTTCGCGCTGTCGAGCCGGCGCGCGTCGGCGGTCCAGCCGTAGCCGGCCTTGTCGCCCTGGGTCTGCGTCTTGACGCCGCCGTTCAGCGCGGGATCGACGTAGCGCATGTCGACCGCGACGACGCGCGCGTCGCCCGGCGCGCGCACCACGAACGCGGCGGCCGGACCGCCGTGGCCCACGTCGCCGGCGGCGACCTTCGGGCTCGTCCACGTGTTGAAGCCGAGCGTGCGCGCGGCGATCGCGGCGTCGAGCGCCGCGGCGGAAATGCCGCGGCCGCCGAGGTAGTCGCGCACGCGCCCGCGCTCGGCCACGCAGCGATCGGCGATGTACTCGACGGTCGATTTCTCGCGGCGCTCCGCCGGCGCCGGGCGCTCGGGCGGGAGGCCGTAGGCGTCGTGGAGGTAGCGCACGGCGTCGGCGACGGTGCCGCCGCGCGCGTGGATCACGAGGTCGATGCACGAGCCGCCGGCGTCGGCGCTGTGGTCGCGCCAGCCGGTGCCGTGCTTCGGGTGGTTCACGTAGATCGACAGGGACGGGCTGCGGTCCTCGTGCCGCGGCGAGTGGTAGAGCGCCCGCTCGCCGCCGCGGCCGCGCTTCAGGCCGAGGCGGCCGGCGAGGTCGTGCAGGTCGATGTGCCGTTTCAGTTGGTCGATCGAAGCCATCGTTTATTGCTGCTGGTCAGGTTGCTGCCGGGGGTGTTGCGCCGGATTGCCGGTCGTGGCGGGCGATGCGACGAGCGCGCGCAGCGCGGCGGCGGATTGCGGAAAGCCGAGCGCGAGGCGATCGCCGAGGGCCGCGATGAAGCAGGCGAGCGCGCGTTGCCGCGCGGCGCTGTCCGGCGGGTTGTCGAAGCTCGGCAAGTCGGCGGCCGCCGCGATCGCGGCGCGGAGCGCGGCATCGTGCGGCGCGGGTTCGAGGAAGCGGTTCATGCGCGCGCCTCCCCGGCGAACGTGCAGGCGGGGTGCGCCGGGCGGCGGCAAATCGCGTGGCCGGCAAGGCGCCGGGCGGCGCTGCAAGGCAGGGTCGGGATCATCACGTGTCCTTTTCGACGGCAAAAAGAAGCCCCTCGCGCCGTTCAGGCGCGATGCGAGGGGCCAGGCAGGGGGCGGGAGTTAGGGCGTCAGACGGGCAGCTCGAGCTGCGCCGCGAGGCGTTCGCGCACGTGCGGCGAGAGCGGCAGCTGCAGCGACAGGTTCGGGATCGCGGACGGCGACAGCGTGCGCGCGAATTCCATGTTCACGACGTACGTGTGGCCGCACTCGGGGTTCGTGCACTGGAAGGTGATTTCGCGGAAGGTCAGCGACATTTCGCGGCTGCTGCGCGCGGTGGCGCGCGTGCGGCAGTGCGGGCAGCGGTTCAGGATTCGCATGTTGTCTTGCTCCGTGCGGCCGGCGCGATGCAACGTTGGCCGATTGGCGAGTGGGCGTGTGCGCGCACGTGGTCCAGAATCGACACGTCGCGTGCGGGATCGGGGGACATGAACGCGCGCCGGTTCAATGGCGCGCGGTGCGGGAGCGCGGCGCGGCGATCGCGCGCAGATGGCTCGCGCCGATGCGGATCAGCTCGCGCGCCATGCTGGAAATCGAGCGGTTGCGCTGCGCGGCGAGCTGCTCGAGCTCGCCGCGTTCGGTCGGCGTCAGCCCGACGTAGACGGGCTTGTTCGACATCGTGCCGCGCGGCGAACGGCGTGGGCCTTTGGAGGTGGTCATGGTCGGTATACTTTGTTGAGATAGTCTTGCGTTACGGTGAGGCTAGTCTAATGAGCAAAAAACGACGCGTCAATTGTTAATGGGTAATTTATGACACAAATCGGGAGTCGCTTGCGAGACGAGCGCTTGCGGATCGGACTCAGTCAGGATGAGTTTGCGACCGTGGGCGGCGTCGCGAGACGCTCGCAGTCCGCGTACGAGTCGGACGAACGCTCTCCCGACGCGGCCTATCTGCTGGCCGTTCGCGAGATCGGCGTCGACATCGGCTACGTGCTGACCGGCGAGCGGCTCGCCGTCGACGGAGCGACGGCGGAGCAGGGCGCGCGCGACGCCGACGAGGCGGAAGTGCTCGCGATGTACCGGCAGCTCAACGAGGCCGGCAAGGCGTCGCTGCATGCGTTCCTCGCCAGCTGCATCAACACGGGCGCGATGCTGCAGACGGCGACGCCGCGGCGCGCGAAGCGCCTGTCGGAGAATCGCCGCGCGGCGCTCGACCAGCGCACCGCCGAGAACGTCGATCGCGCGATGGCCGAGCTCGAGCGGCTGAAGGCCGAGCGCGCGGCGAAGGAACCGAAGAAGTAGGTCGCGGCGCCGCGCGCCGGTTTTTTTGCATCCGGCTGCCGCAAGTGGCGGCCGGGACGGCGTCCGCGTTCCCGCTTCGCCGTCGTTCCGCCATCCCGCCATCCCGCCATCCGGCGAAATCCCGCCTTCCGTTCCCTTGGAGTGCCTGCCGCCAGCGGCCCGGGCGCGTGCTCCCGCGCGCGGGCACGCGCGGGGCCGTGACGTTCGGACGTTTCGCAAACGCATCGGATAAAATCCGAACAATCACTGTATATCCATACAGTATTGGTTTAGCATTCTGAAAGCCGGTGAGGCTGGCGATGGTGGGAAATCCGAGGCTATCCCCGTCGCGTCAGGCGGCCCCGCCGGTTGATGAATGTGTTTGTGGAGACCGGAAGAATGAACAGCAACAGTGAGCACAATACCGGCACGATTGGCGCGTCGATGCCGGCTGATCATCACGCGGACAGCCGCGGGTCGTCGATGTTCACCCCGCGAATCCGTACGGACCTGACCGACGATGAGCGGGCTGACGCGCACGCGGCGATCGACACCGCGATGCAGTCGGTCGGCCAGGTGCTCGAGGCCGCGCTGCAGGCGATGGCGAACCTGCGCGATGCGCGCGCGACGTTGACGCAATGCGGCGACGGGCGGGACGCGCGCCTGAATCTCGGCGGGCAGCAGACCTCCCGCTGAGCCGCGGTCATGCCTGGCGCCGTCGCGACCGGTCGCACGACGGCGTGCGCAATCGCCACGCAGGCCGGCTTTCCGTCCGGCCTCTCCTTCTTTTCCTGCTCCGTCCGCCCGATCCGGGCCGCGCATCCGGCGCCGCGCTAGCGCTTGCCGGACGTCGAGTGGCCCGGCTTCTTCTCCTTCTTCGAATCCTTGCGCACCTCGAGCTCGAGCTCCGTCGTGAAGCCGCCGTTGCCGATCCGGTGCGTCGCCTTCTTCACGAGCCACGGCGTGTCGTCGATTTCCGGCTTGAAGCCCGACACGGTGACGGGCATCTCGGGAAACAGCTCGGGCCGGCCGAGCGCGAGCGTGTAGCCCAGCGTCGCCTGCTGGCGCTGGACGCGCGCGTATTCGGCTTGCGCCGCCGCGCGCGCTTCTGCTTCGGTCGCGTAGTCCTGCGGCAGCACCTTCGTGTTCTTGCCCTTCTCGTCGCCGACGAGCACCGACTTGCGCTGCGCCTTGCCGTTCGAATGGTAGTGCGCGCGCACGGCCGTGTAGCTGTCGCGCTGCGCGATCTTGTAGTGATGCTGGTCGCCGCTGGCACGCGTGATCGCCAGCACGTCGAGCGTCTTGCCGCTCGCCGTCTTGCCGGCGCCGATCGGCATGAACAGCAGGTGCTTGTCCTTCACTGTCATCACCGCGTCGTAGCGCTTTGCGAGACGCGTCAGGAACGACATGTCGGATTCCTGCGTCTGGTCGATGTGGTCGATCACGACCTTTGCGAGCGTCGCGTCGACGGCCGGCGTCAGCCCATGGCGCGCGGCGATGGTCCGCACGATCGCGCCGAGCGTCTGCCGATGCCAGCTTTTTTCGCGGCGCTCGTGCATGCGGTTCGTCATCGACGCCGAGCGCGCCTTGATCGTGATGATGTCCGGTGCGCCGCTGTGCTCGACCTCGTCGACGGTGTACGTGCCCTTGTCGACGAGCGGCTCGCCGACCCAGCCGATCGACACCGCGATGCTCGCGCCGCGCAGCGGAATCGCGAACGTGTTCTGCGTGTCGTCGATCACCAGGTCGAGCATGTCGGCCTCGTCCGCGCGCGATTCCGCCAGCGACAGGCTGACGAGATTCGGCGCGATCAGGCGCGACAGGTCGCGGCCGTCGAGCGTGATCCGGTAGTCGGCCTGCGGCTGCGTGCGTCCGGTGCGGGTCGGCCGTTCGCCCGGCTTGCAATCCAGCGTGCTCATGGCTTGACCGCTCCGTCGTCTTCGTTCGTCGGGGCGCCGTCGTCTTCCGCCGGCGGCGCTTCGGCCAGCACGCCGTCGTCGACGCGCTTGAGCGTCAGCGTGAATTCGATCCTGCGCGGCACGCCTTCCTTCGTGTGGTACGTGCCGGTGATGTTCAGGCTGTCGATGATGTACGCGCCATAGACGTAGCCGTTGCCGTCGACGAGCACGTACGCGTCGCCGACGTCGCCCATCCGCGCGAGCGTCTCGATCGACGCGATTTCGCCGATGCCGTTTTCGGGCGCGACCATGCCGCTGAGCGTGATCGTATCGTCGCCGGCGCCGGTGAACTGGCTCGCGTTGCGCACGCCGATGCGCGAGGTGGTGCTGTGCTTCCAGGTGCGGTCGCGGCGGAGATCTCGGTAAGGCGCGGTCGCCAGGCTGAAAACGAACTGGTCGAGCGACATCATCATGGGCGGGTTTCCTTTCGTCGAAGCGGGCTAATCAATCGGACAGGCGCGAGTTGGCGCGCGAGGCTCTCTCGCGTTCGGCGCGTTCCCACTGGACGCGCACCAGACGGGCGACCTCCGCCTCGTCGGCGCCGGGCGGAGGGGTGACGTTGATGGTGACCGGGCCGGACGCCGGCGCGGCGCTCGCGGCGGCGAAGGCCGGCGCCATGACCGGCGGGCGGTAGTCGAGCGACGTGTTGAAGCGCGCGAGCGGCGACGCGGCGGTGGCTGACGGGTTCGCGGCATAGGCGGGCGGGCCGGCCAGGGCCGCCGCGGTCGTGATCGTCGCGGCGGTCAGCGCCATGCGCCCCTGGCCGCCAGCCGCGCCGTTGCCGGCGGAGGCATCCGGGGATTGCAGGCCGAGCTTTTCCTTGAGCCAGCCGAGCGCCGAGCTGCCCAGGTTGCCGATCGTGTCTTTCAGCGCGCCGAGGCGATTCGTGATGCCGCCGATCAGCGCGGAAATCAGGTTGCCGCCGAGTTCCATGAAGCGTGTGCCGAGGTTGCCGAACCAGTCGCTGATGCCGGCCAGCGCGCCCTTCACCCACTCGACCGTGGCGTTCCATTTCGCGGCGATCCAGTCGCTTGCCGCGCTGAACGCGCCCTTGATGCCGTCCCACAGTGCGAAGAACTTCGGGCCGAGCGTGTCCCAGTTCTGCCAGAGGTAGACCGCGCCTATTGCGAGCGCCGCGATCACGCCCACAATCACGGCCACAACCGGATTGAGTGCCACCAGCGCGAGCAGCGCCTGCCCGACCATGCTGAACGCGCTGACCATCGACATCGCGAAGCGGAGCACCGCGATCGATCCGAGCACTGCGCCGAACGCGCTCGCGAGCGTGCCGACGACGACGAACAGCCCGGCGAGCACCGCCAGGGTCGTGACGATCACGTTCGCGGCCGTGCGGTGCTCGCGCATGAAGCCGACGATTTTTCCGATCGCGGTTGCCGTGAGGTCGAGCGCCTTGTTGTAGATCGGCGTGACCCGCTCGCCGATCTCGAGCTTCAGGTCGCGCACCTGCGCGAGCGCGGCGAGCTCGCGGCCATGCGTCGACTCCATGCCCTTCGCCTTCATCCCGTCGACGCCGTCGGCGGCGGCGCTCTGCTTCTCGGTGTCGTGGATCTGCTCGCGCTTCTCGTACATCGTCGTGAGCAGGTTCCCCGCGTCCTTGTCGGGGAACAGTTTCGCAAGCTCGGCCTTCACCTTGTCGGGGCTGGTGATCCCCTTCGCGGCGAGCTTCGGCAGCAGCACCTTTTCGAGCCATTCGAGCGGCGACGCCTGCAGCATGTCGCCGCCCACGAGCGCGACGTTCTTGTTGTTGTGGGCCCGCTTCGGATCGACAAGGCCGAGCGCCATCATCCGCTGCGCGGCGGGCCCGGTCGCCTTGCCCTGGAGCGCACTGGCGTTCAGCGCCGCGAGGCCTGCCCCGGCCGACTTTCCACCCAGCTTCTCGATGAGCGGCTGCATCTGGTAATAGAACGCGTCCGTGCGCAACTTCTTGGCCGCAGCGCCGCCCGATTCGGCGAAATTGTTCCACTCGTCGCTGCTGACCTTGCCGCCGGTCGCCGTCTGCATCTTCTGCACGATGTCCGCTTCGGCGCGGAACGCCGCGCCGTCCTTCGTGCCGCCGCGCAGGTCGATCACCTTCACCATGCCCATGATCTGGTCGACGTTCTTCTTTGCGTCTTCCTTGCCGAACAGCGCCTCGTTCGCGAATTTCATGTTCTCGAGCATCGGCATGATGGCCCGTGCGCGTTGTTCGTCGCCGCCCACCGCCGACAGCGACTCGCGCATCAGGCCCAGGTTGTCGACGGTCGACAGCCCATAGGCCTGCTGCGCGCGCGCGAACTTCACCGCATCGGCCGACGCACCCGCTGCGCGCATGCGCAGCGTTTCGCTCTCGGCCTGCTTCGCAAGGTCGAGCGGCTCGGACAGCATGCCGAACATGTCCTTGCCGAGGCCCTTGACGGCCTGGCCGCGTTTCGCGATTTTCTCCCCGACGCCTTGCAGCGCGTCGATCCTCGCGCGCCGGGCGTCGGCGCGCTGCTGGCGTTGGGCGTCGTACCCGCGCACCCCCGCGTCGATCATCGACGTGCGCGACGCCATGGCCGCGCGCAGGTTGCGCTCGTCCCGCGACAGGTTGCGCGTGTCGATGCCGGCGCCGGCGAGCTGGGTGCGCAACGCTTGTACCCGGCCGGCCTGATAGCTGTGCGCGGACGACAGGTTCTCGGCCGCGCGTTGCGCCTTGTTGAAGTCGCTGATCATCTCGCGCGACGGCGAGCGGGTCGCGCGCAGCGACTGGGCGAGGGTATCGACGCGCGCGCGCGCCGCCGCGAGATCCGATGCCGTATTGGCGAGGCCCTTGCGCATCTCGCGAAACTCGCCGATGCGCTTCTGCGTCTTCGCCATGTCATCCAGCTCGCGGCGGGTTGCCTTCAGCGAGCCGGCCAGCCCCTTGTTGCCGGTCAGCATCATTTGCAGGGGCTTCGTCATGTTGTCGACCATGTCGAACATGACGCGCAGTTTCGTGGTGTTGTCCATCGTCGATCGTTTCGCTCATTCGGCGCCGGCGCGCACTCGCGCGCGCTCGCGCCAGTCCATCAGCTCGGCCAGGCTGAAGACGTCCATCACGGGCGGCGTCCAGCCGAACACCGCCGCGATGTCCGCCATCGGGTCTTCTACGCGGTCTGGGAGGCCAGTCGGGATTTCACGGCCTTCGGCATCAAAAAACCCGCGAAGATGCCCCCCAGTTGCACGAGGTCGGCGGGGTCGATGTTGGCGACGTCGGCGTCGGTCAGCATCGGCGAGCTGATGCGCGGCAGCACCTTCGACAGCGCGACGACGTCGAGGCTGACCAGGTCGGACAGCGATACGCCGCGCAGCTCGCCCGAATTCGGCTTGCGCAGCGTGATCGTCGTGATCGTCTGGTTGCCGCGCACGAGCGGGGTGTCGAGCGTGTGCGTGGCCGGATCGTCCTGCGCGGGCGCTGCCTCGGTGACGATTGCAGCGGGCGCGTCGGCCTGCAGGTCGGTCGCGGCTTGTTCGGATTGGGTCGGATACATGGTGGTCCTGGCGGTGAGGAAGGAAATACAGCGGGCGAGCCCGGCCGGGGATGCCGGCCGGGCTGCGGCTTACAGGCCGATCGCGTTGCGCAGCGCCGAGAACAGGTCGGTGCCGTTGTACTTTTCGATCATGTTGATGAAGTCGATCTCGATCAGGTCGACGCCGTTGACGGACAGCTTGTAGTAGCTGGCGACGGTCGTGACCTTGAACGTGGTGTCTTCCTTCGACTTCGCGGTGCCCATGTCGATTTCGCTGTGACGGCCCTTGATGACGATCTCGACCGCATCGACGCTGGTCGAATCCGCGGCCTGGTAGCCGCCGGCGAAGCGCAGCAGCACGCCGTCGTGCTTCGTGATGCCGTACTGGCCGAGCACGGAGCGCATGAAGCCGCCGCAGGTCCATTCGAGCTGGATCCCTTCCTGCCCGAAGTCGACCTTGATCGGGCCGCTCATGCCGCCGCCCTGGTAGTCCTCCATCTTGCGCGTGAGCTTCGGCAGCGTGACTTCGACAACCTGGCCGACGAAGTTCTCGCCGTTCTGGAACAGGTTGAATCCCTTGAGTTTGCGAGGCATACCCATCGTGTTTGACTCCTGGTAAGGCCGACTGTTACGCGCTCACGCGCGCGGCGAAATCGGCGAGATAGCGGTCGGTGATGCGCTGGCGCAGCATCAGGTTTTCGAGCGGCGGCACCGGCGTGTACTCGTAGTCGAGATACGCCTTGCCGGACTTCAGCACGTCGGTCGTGTTCGGCTCCGGGTCGTACCAGGCCGAGCCGCCGATCAGGTAGCCCTGCGACGTCCATTCGCGGAACTTGCCGTTGATGGTCTCGATGATGTCGCGCGGCAGCGACGGATTGAGCGGGCCGTCGATGATGGCCATCTGCGCTTCGGCGATCGAATCCGCGATGACCTGCGCGGTGCGCGTGTAGTTCTCGAACGCGAACAGCGGATCGTCCGAGCACGTGCGCGAGCCCCAGAAGCGGAAGCCGTTGCGGTTCACGAGCGTCGTCACGTCCTGCTCGTTCAGGAAGCCGGCGTCGGTTGCCGGATCCTGCAGATCCCACGACACGTCCGCGCTGATGCCCGTGACGCCGTTCACGCCGACGTTCGACAGCGTCTTGTGCCAGCCCGTGTCGTTGTCGATCTTCGCGCGCAGGCCCGCGGCATACGCGGTGGCCGGCACGACGACGGTCGAGTTGGTCGTGTCGTCCCACGCGAGGAAGTCCGGCCAGATCACCATGATTTCGCGCTGGCTGAACTGCTTGCGATACGCAACGGCTTCTTCCTTCGTCTTGGCGCCGTTGGCCGACACGTAGGCGAACGCGCGCAGCGACTGTGCGATCGACGCGAACGCGGCGGCGACCGGCTGCGTGTCGAGGCCCGGCGCCGCGAGGATGCGCGGCTTCACGCCGAAGCGCGACTGCGCGCCGAGCAGCGCCTTCATGCCGGTGTACTTGCCGTCGGCGGTGACGGCGCCGATCACGTTGGTGTTCGTCTCGGCGGCGTCCTTGCCTTCGGCGACGCGCACGACGATCGTGACGGGCTTGGTCTGGCGGCCGATCGCGTCGAGCGTGCGGCGCAGCGTGCCTTTCTTGCCGGCCTTGCCGAGCGCGGCGACGACGTTGGTCAGCAGGACCGGGGTGTTGAGCGGGAAGGCGGTGGCGTCGGCGTCGTCGGCCGTGCAGACGATGCCGAGCACGGCCGTCGAGATCGTGCGGATCGGACGGGTGCCTTCGTTGATTTCGATGACGCGTACGCCGTGGTGGTAATCCTGCGGCATGGTGTGTGGCTCCTGTGTTTGCTTACGGAAGAGAGAAAACGGGATGAATCCCGCGCGGATCAGGTCGCGGTTTCCGCGACCGGAGCTGCAGGTGCGCTCGGCTCGGCCGGCGGCGTCGGTACGTAGGGCGCGGGCGTGGCGGGCCACGCCACCGCATCGGGGAACGTGTCTGCCTGGATGGCCGATACGAGCGCCATCTGGTATGCCGACCAGGCCTTGAAGTAGTAGATGCCTTCGTCGTCGAGCAGGCCCGCGGCGTATGCATCGGCCTTGCCGGCGTTTGCCTTGCGCGCGGTTTCGAGACGCTGTTCGAACTCGGCCATCGCGGCGTCGCGCTTCTCGCGCTCGAGCAGTTCGGGCGGGACGGTCCATGCGCCGTCGATCCACGCGTGGCGCGATGACGGCCGTGGTTCGGTCGTCAGGCCGAGCTTGTCGGGGGTCTTGCCGGCGAGCGTGATTTCGACCGGCTCGCCGGTCTCGGTGCGATAGCAGGTGCGTCCGCGATAGTCCGGCAGGAGAACCCATGCGCCGTTGCGGTAGAACGGCCAGGTCGTCGACGTGCGCGCCGGCGGCGCGTCGAACGTGGCCGACGACGGGACGAGCCAGCGTTCGTGGTTGCGCGGATCGGCGTCGGGCTGGCTGCTGCTCAGGTATTCGCCGGTCGATGGGCTGTAGTGGTGGATCAGCATGGTTCGGAATCCAAGTTAATAGGCGCGGATCATGGCGAGCAGCGCGATGTTGCGGGGGCGCGTTTCGTTTGCACCGTCACCGTTGACGGTAATGACGTGGCTGTGGCGGCCGGCCCAGCCGATACCGACGTTATGGCCGTGGGCGCCGTCGCCGTTGATGCCGATTCCGGTTCCGGAACCGCTCAGCCAAATTCCGGTTCCAGAACCATATGTGTTGTAGTAGCCGTCAACACCAAAGGGGCCAACTACCGCTCGGAGATTTCCCCCACCACCGCCGTGGGGTACGTCCGTACCGTGTGCGTGCCCTGGGTCGTTAACGCCGTGGCTATGCCCGGGATCGCTGACACCATGACCATGCCAGCCCTGCGCATCGGTCCAAGCCGAGTGCACGTGATCTCCGACTTCGCTCGCGCTCGCGCCGTGGGTGTGCCATCGGTTCGCGCTGTCCTGCCATGAGCCAATCATGCGATTGGTGTCGATACTGCGGGCGTCGTCCCAACACCGGATGAACTCGCCGCGCATCTCCGGGAGGCGGAACGTCGTTGCGCCGTCTCCGGACGAGAAGCACGCCCAGCGGCCCTTCTGCCATTCGTCATCCGGCACGAGCGCGCCGCTGGCCTGCGCATATGCCCACAGAGCGGGGTAGTCCGCACGCTTGACGAGTACACCATTGGCTTTCAAGAAACCTGCGCGCACTGTAGTGCGAGGCTCGAATACGATTTGACCGATGGCCGTCGTCGAGAGGGCGGCCATCACCCATTCGGTCGTCGCGACGCGCTTCGACACATCGCCCGCCGGAGGCGTTTGAACCGTGGCCGGGCCGGCCACCTGCAGCAGTCCTACACCGTCATCGTTCGTCATGCCGACGAGTACTTTGCCGCCCCACGGCGCAAGTGCGACGGGCTTTTTCACCGTATTGTCGAGATTGCTGGCTTCGATCGTCAGCCCGTCGAAATTGTTGTCGGCCGAGATGACGGCCTGACGGGTGCGACTCAGCACCAGCGAGCCACGGAAGCCGGTGTTGCCCGTACGCGTATCGAACCAGTGCGAATACTCGTTGTTCGGCACGGACATGCCTTCGTTGTTCGGCCCGAACCCGATGCCGAACCACGAGCGGAACGCGAGGTTCGCCGTGGTCGAATTCGCGCCATCGCCGTTACCGGCCATCATGCCGCTTGGCTTTGCACTGGGCGCATTCGAAACGATGACGGCGTCCTTCACCGAGATCCAGCCGGTGAACTCCGCCCCCGACAGGTTGGCCTTGGCGTCGAGTCGCGGCTTCAGCGTCGCCGGCGTGATGACACGCGCGGCGTCCTTGCCCGCGTCGACTTCCACCTGCGTCGCCAGCTCGACCACCCCCTGCCGCTCGGTCGTCGCCGGCGGATTCAGGAACGACGCATCCCCGAACACGAGCTGCGTCGCGTCGATCGTCGCGAACTGCATGTCGGTCGACAGAAGCAGCAACGCGGCCGGCGACTTCTCCATGATCGGCGTCGCCTGGCCGTAGGCGGCCAGCAGCACGCCGTTCTCGAGGTAGAGGCCGAACCCGTACAGCGAGTACTGGTCCGCCGTGTCGTCCTTCAGCGTTGCGTGAATCGTGTCCGGCGCGATGTTGGCGCCGCCGAACGTCGTGATGCGCTTCAGCTCGTTCGGCAGCTTCGTGAGTCCCTTGTCGGCGACGAAGGGTGCATTCGCGAGGCCGATTTCCACGACCTGGTGGGCGCTGGTGCCGCCGTTGCCGGATGCGACGAGCGCGGCGCGGCCGGCGTCGGTGATGAGGATCTGGGTTGCCATGTGCGATCAGTTGTCGGTGAGGTTCAGGCGGCGATAGACCGCCACGCGCGCGGCGGCGCCGACCCGTTGCCGGCCCCGCATCGCGAAGCCCTGCGTGAACGTGTAGTGCGCGCGTGCCGGCTTGGTCCGGTCGATTTCCGTGAGGATGTCGGCGACGTATTCGGCGGTCGGTGGTTCGCCCTCCTGGCCGCTTACCGTCATCACGATGTCGAACGTGCCGGGCTGGCCCGGCGGGGTCTGCTCGAACCATTCGCGCAGCACGAGGTTGCCGCCGAAGGTCGCGACGACTTCGCGCACGGCCGCGGCGGTGCCCTTGCGGCGCGCGATCGGAATCGCCTGCCTGACGCGGGCGCGCTTTACGTGCTCGGGCCAGTAGTCCTTCCACGCGTCGACGCCGAGGTGCCACGCGAGCCACGGCAGCAGGTCGAAGCGGACGGCGTCCGGATTCATCAGCGTCGCGAGCGGCGTCGGCATATCGTCGATGCGTGCATTCACGGCGGCGAGGTTGCGTTCGAGCCGGGTCGCGTTCGGCGGCAAGATGTCATTCATTGCTGTACACCCCGCCGTCGATCAGCTCGATCCCGGTGCAGTACGGCGCCTGTTGCTTCGTCGCCGGAATGCCGGCGAGCGGGCTTTCGAGGATCACCTTCTGCACGCCTGCCGCGCGTGCGGCCGCGTAGATGCCGTCCAACGTGACTTCCATGCCGAGCCGATGCATGTCGTCGGCGTATTTCTTCATCGCCTTGTTGGCTTGCGCGAGTGCCACCGCACGATCCGGTCCTGCAAAGAACACCAGCCGCGCGCGAATCGCGTAGCGCAGGATTTCCGCGGCGCGTACCGTCACCTTGTCGGTGAGCGGCCGAACGTCGTCGGCCTGCAGCGCGGCCGTCACGGCGTCGACCAGTTCCTGGTTCGCCGTGCCGTCGCCGTCGCGCGCGAGCACGGTGACGAGCACTTCGCACGGGGCAGGGCTGACCGCCGACGCGTCGAGCACGCGGCCGTCCGCGTTGCGTGCATGCGAGACGTACGCGCCTTCGGGGCCGGCGACGGAGAAGCTTTGCGGCGCGAGCTGCGTGCGGGCGCGCAGCTCGATGTCGCTTTCCATGACGGCCGCAACGTTGTGTTCCGGGTCGGCGGGCGTGATCGTCAGGCGGCGGATGCCGAACAGCGCCGCGAGATGGTCGAGGTCCTCGCCGCGTGCATACGCGAGCATGACCGCGCGCGCGGCGTCGTTCACGCGCTGCCGCAGCACGAGCTCGCGATATGCGTTTTCCTGCAGCAGCTTCACCATCGGCTCCGATTCGAGCGCGAGCGTGGCGGCGATTTCGGCCTGCTCGGCCGCCGGATACAGCGACACGAGCCGCGCCTTGCGTTCGGCCAGCAGCGTTTCGTAGTCGATCGTTTCGACGACGTCGGGCGACGGCAGCTGCGAGAGGTCGATCGGGGTCACGCTCATGCGGGGCTCCCTTGCGCGACCGGCACGCGCGTCGTCACGGCCGTGCCGCTTTCGCTCGTCCAGCCTTCGATGTCGAGATAGATCGCGCCGGCTGCGGCGTTCGAGTCGTCCGCGGCGAGCACGACGCGGGTCAGCGTGAGGCGCGGCTCCCAGCGCATCAGCGCCGTTGCGACGGCCGCATACAGGCGCGTGCGCATGGCGCCGTTGCCGGGCGCGTCGATCAGGTCGGGCAGTTCGGAGCCGAACGTGCGGCGCTTCACGCACGACGCGAGCGGCGTCGTCACGATCTTGCCGATCGACTGGTAGAAGTGGCCGAGGCCCGAAATCGAGCGGCCGGTGTTCGCGTTCATGCCCTTCATTGCGGTTGGCTCACCAGTTGTCCATCGCCTTGTTCGCGATGCGTGTGATGCGGGAGGCTGATGCCTTGCGAAGTCACTTCCCGGGTGAAGCTGGCCGCGCCGTCGATCTGCATCGTGGCGCCGCCTGCACCGCCCTTGCCGGTCATGCCGGACTCGAACGCGAGCGGCCCCTTGACCGTCATCGCGCCGGTGCAGGTGGTCTGCTGCGCGTCGAGCGTGATGGTCTCGGCTTGCACGGTCGCGGCTTTCGTCTGCACGGTGACCGAGCCCGGTGCTACGACGAGCACGGTCGCGCCGGCGGGCAGTTCGGCCTTGAGCGCGTGTGCGGCATGGTCGTACGCGACGCTTGCGCCGTCGGGGTAGACGCGGGTGTGCGTGTCGGCGCTCGATGCCGGTGCCGGAGCGGCGTCGGAATAGAGGCCGCGCAGCGCGACGCCCTGGGCCGGATCGCCCATCGGGCAGAGCAGCACGACCTGCTCGCCCGGGGTCGGCGGCAGCCACTCGCGCGTGGTGCCGGCGGTGCAGGCGATCCATGGAATCCAGTTGGTCTGTAGTCCGCCGCCGTCTTCTTCGGGAGTACCGACCGAGACGCGGCACAACGCGGCCGCATGGTCGACCGCGAGGATCGTGCCCTTGCGCACCGCGTTGCGTGCCTGCCGTTGAATTTCGTTAGCGTCCATGTGGTCATGGTGCCGGGCGGGGGCGTGGGTGGCGAGCGATCGCGTGTGTCGTGGGTGTGAGGACAGAGGGGGCGTGAGGCGGGTGGGGTGAAGTGTGTCGAGGAGGGTGAATCGAATGGTGTGGTGTCGAAGCGCTGACGGGCGTCATATGAACGCTGTTCTTGAGGATGCGCGCGACAGGCAGGGCCAATTGCGTGGTCGAAGCGCACGCGAGGCGTTCGCAGAGCGTGATGTTTCAGCTCTGGCGCATCGTTGTGACGTGGCGGGTGATGGAGAGGCGCATCGGGCTCGCGAGCGAAATCGTGCGGCGCCGACGTTGGTCAGAAGGACCGGCGTGTTGGGTGGGAATGAGCTGGCGTCGTCGGCCGTGCAGATGATGCCGACGACGAATGGCCAGGTGATGTGGATCCGGCGGGCGCCGTCGTCAATTTCGGCGACGCGCGCGCCGTGGTGGTCATCCTGCGACGTGTCGTCGACGCCGGGTTGGATGACGGGGAAGGGCGATCAGACAATCGCGGTCACGAAATCCGGCGCAGGCGGAAGATCGATATACGGCCAGCCGTCAGCATCGCTGATATCGCGCAGCACCTGACGGTATTTGACGAGCGTCGAGAACTGCGCGGCCGAAAGCGTCGTGCCGTTTCCGATCAGCTTTTCGTCTTGATGGCGCGACGCGAGCCAATCAGTCGCGGTGAGTGCCGAGTCGCGCTGCGCGCGCTTGACGCTTGCGATCTGGGCTCGCGTCGACGGAAGAGGATCGAGTGCGGCAGGCTTCCCGTCACCATCGACGACAAGACGCTGGCCGGCCGATTGAGCTCTGATGAGTTGGAGCCATTGCTCGTTACTGATTTCGATGACAGGCGTCCCCTGCGGAGCTGGACTGTCGACGGTATCGTAGAAGGCAACGATGTCGCCCGCTATATCGTATGCAGCTAGTTTCTGGCCCATGATTTGTGCCTCAGTACCCGATGGCCATCCAGCGAACAGACGATGCGCTGTTTGTATTCGCTGCGCCGAAGGTCAACGTGGTCTTAATTGAAGCGGACGTCGTCAACCAAGCAATTTCATTTGTCCCGTGCGAATCGTTATAGCTGCAGATTTGCATGCATAACGCAGTCGTCGTGAATGCGATTGGATATGTGATGCTTCCAGACGTGGCAGCGCCACAGGCAAACGTCCCCCACTGGATAATCAGGCCGTTTGGGAACTTCTGGTAACCGTTGGTTCCAATCGATGATCCGAAATCCCCGAGCGACAGACGTAAAGCAGCGGATCCTCCGACTAGCACCCAATAAGTGCCATCTGATACGAAGCGCGCCGTGTCTCCGTTGTTTAGAACGCACGTGGATGCTGACACCAGCGATCCTGTCATCATCTTGTCGGTTCCGGATGTCGAAATGGTCGCGGCGTTGACCGTCGCGAGAAATTCGAATGTTGCGCCGGGCTTCACCGATGCAAGCGTCGGGAGTGTGTAAGTCGTCGACGCAACTTCAAGAGAGTAGAAGCCGCCCGCGTGCGATGAGGAAAAGCTAGCATTTGAACTCGACTGAATCCGCGCACCGGTCTGCATATTGCCGAGCGCGCGCTGCACAAATTCCGTCGGGGCAAGCCTGTCGCTGCTATCAAACTGCCCCGGCGTCGTCCCTTTCGGTGCCCCCGTAAAAACCGGCGAATCAATCGGCGCCTTCTGCGCGAGCGCATTCGTCATCGTCGCCGCAAAACTCGGATCATTGCCGAGCGCATTCGCCAGCTCCCTGAGCGTATTGAGCGCCTCGGGCGACTGATCGACGAGCGCCGCCACCTTCTGCGCGAGATCCGCCTTCGTCGCATATTGCGGATACGGATCGACAGCCCCCTCGTGCGCTTCCTGCCTGTCCTTCAAAAACCGCGTCCGATTCGCCAACTGCCGCAACGGCACGTTATCGATCCCGTCCGGCCCGCCCTCAACCGGATCGGACGTTTCGAACTGGCGGATGCCGGGTGTCCAGGTCGAGCTTTCAACCAGGTCAGTCATGACTTGATACTCCCTCTGTTGTACTGGCCGTCGCGATGCGCGAAGCCGTTGTAGCGAATCGGTGCCTCGCGGTAGTCGAGCGACGCGAGCATCGAGCGTCGCGGCGCATAGCGTTCCAGCACCGCCTTCAGGTTGTCCGCCTGGTCGCGCGTGATCGGCCGCGACAGCTTGACGATGTATTCCGCCCACGCCGTCTCCCGGCCGTGCACGTAGTCGCCGTTGTAGGCGGCCGACCCGTCGCGCCGGCGCACGCGCCGGCCCTCGACGATCGTCACCTCGCCGAAGCCGAGCCGGCGGATCACTTCGCGCACCGCCCACGGCGTGCCGCGCTTCTGGTGCAGCTGGATCGCGCTCCGGACGAGCGCGCGGCGCGCATCGTCGGACTCGGCGAGCTCCCACCCGTCGACCGACACTTCGGCGGCGAGATACGGCAACAGGGCCGCGTCGCAGCGATCCGGGTCCCAGTAATCGCGGATCGGAATCGGCAGGCCCTCGGCGGCGGCCAGCGCGTTCGCGGCGCGCCGCTCGAGCGGCGTCGCGTTCGGCGGCAGCAGGTCACTCATAGATGCCGCCGTATTCGATGACGACGTCGACGCAGCAGGACGCCTGCGTCGGGCCGATCGCGAGGTCGCCGGCCGGCTCGATCAGCTCGGTCTTCGACAGGCCGGCGGCCTGGCAGACGCCCTTGATCGCCGATTCCGCGACACCGACGCCGAGGCGGCGCACCTTGTCCGCATACGCGCGGGCATTCTTCGTCGCCTGGGCGATCAGCACGTCGGCGCCGACCGGCGAGCGCGTATAGCCCTTCGCGCGGATGCGGTAGCGGACGATCTCGGCCGGGCGCGCGAGCACGGTGTCGTTCAGCGGCCGTTGATCCTCGGCCGACAGCGCGGACTCGACGGCGCGACAGAGCGCGTCGTCCACCGTGCCGTCGCCGTCGCGCGACAGCAGCGTGACGAGCACGTCGCCCGGCCGCGGGCGCGTGGCCTTCGCATCGAGCAGGCGGCCGTCGACGGCAAGCGCCTTCGATTCGTACGCGGCAGCCGGGCCGGCCACGCTGAAGCCCTGCGGCGCAAGCTGGATGCGACGGCGCAGCGACTCGTCGTCCTCGTAGACGGCGGGGACGTTGTTGGGAAGGTCGGCCGGCGTGACGACGAGCCGCTCGATCCCGAACAGCGCGGCGCGCTGGTCGAGGTCGCTGCCCTTCGCGAACGCGAGCATCACGGCCCGCACGGTGTCGTTGATGCGCTGGCGCAGCACGAGCTCGCGATAGCAGTTTTCCTGCAGCAGGCGCGCGAGCGGCTCGGATTCGAGCGCGACCGTCGCCGCGATTTCGGCCTGCTCGTCAGCGGGCCAGAGCGCGATCAGCGCGGTCTTCCGGCGTGCATACAGCGTTTCGAAATCGAGCGCCTCGAGCGCGTCGGGGGCGGGCAGGCTCGACAGATCGATGAGCGCGGCGGCCGTCATGCGGCACCTCGCTGCGGCAGCGCGACCCACGTCAGCGTATTCGCCGGGTCGACCTGCGTGTCGTCGACGTGCGTGATGACCTGCTTGCCGTCCGGCCCGGTCGTCACGACGACGCTTTCCGTCAGCGCGAGCTTGATCGACAGATCGACGGCGGCCGGATCGCGCACGCTCATCTCGAAGGTGATGCCGTCGGCGCGCACGGCGGGGTTCGTCACGAGGTCCGGCTGGTTCGCGCGCACCCATTCGACCAGCGCGACGAACACGGGGTCCGCGTCGCCGGTGAAATTCGGCGCGAGCACGCGGGCCACGTACCGGTATTCGAACGACGGCGTCAGCGTGCCGGTCGCGGCGAGCGACCCTTGCTCGACGAGCACGGTCAGCTTGGCCGGGTCGGTCCCGAGCGCGGGAACCGCGGCGACGAGCGCGCGCCGCAGGCTGTCTGGCTTATTCATGCGGATGCTCCCCGTTATCGGCCGGCTGCGATCTGGCCTGGCACGTCGCGATCATGTCGACCTTGGCCGCGCACGTCGCCCATGCCGCCTTGACGGTCGTGAGCGCCGCGTCGAGCTCACCGTTGGTGCGCGGCGCGAGCGCCGGCAGCGTGCACGGGCTCACCGTCTGGCAGGGGGGCGACGTAATCGTCGGCACCGGTGAGAGCGGGAGTGGCTTGCAGGCGGACAATGTCGTCAGGCAAACGAGTGTCAGCCCAGGCGCGAAGCGCGGCGTTTTCATCGATCAATCTCCGGTTTTCAAGTCGAACGGCGTCGAGCTTCGACGCGATCGCGTTCTGCGTGCGGTCGAGCCGCGCCTGTTGTCTGGCGCGGTCGGCGGCGTCCTGCTGCATGCGCCGGATCGCGCCGTCACGGTCGGCGAGGCCCTGCCGCGCGTCGGCGAGTTGCAGCCGGGCAGTCGCCAGATCCGCATGCAGCGCGCGCACGTACAGCGCGGCGGCCACGCAGGCGGCAAGCACGAGCAGCCCCGCGGCGAATTTCGCGGCGAGCTCGCTCATGCCGCCGCCGCGGCGTCGTCGTCGGCGTTCGCCGCAACGGGCTGCGACGCATACCGGTCGTAGGCGCGCGCGAGCTTGACGTCGTAGAGGTTCGCCGCGTAATCGGGCCCGTTGTAGCCGCGCGCGAACGCGGCCCAGTTGCGGGCGCGCAGCGCGGCGAGCAGCCCGGCGTCCGCGGCGACGAACCGCACGAACGCGTCGAGGTGTTCCGCCTCGCCGCTTTCCATGCGCGCGACGAAGTCGTCGATGCCCGCATAGCCGAGGCGCTGACAGTGATAGCCCATCACCTGGAACGCGCCCCAGCTCGCGGACTCCCACGCGGCTCGGGCGTCGATCACTTCGGCCGCGGCGAGGCGCGTGTATTCGGCGGTGCCGCCGCGATAGCCGCCGCGCGTTTGCGACACGATGTCCGGCTGCTTCGCCGCGAACGGCGCCGGATCGATGCCGCGCGCCTGCAGCCGCTTCCAGAAAATGTGCCGCTCGAACAGGATGACCGGCCGGCCGTCGGGCAGGAAACCGGCGCCGCGCGATTCGACTTCGTTGACCGCGCGCACGCAGGCAAGCGGCACGCCGAGCGTGCGCGCGGCGCGTTCGAGATCGGCCAGCGCCAGGTGCTGCGGATCGCGCTGGCCGGTGGCGAGCGCGGCGTACGTCTTGGGGCCGGCGATGCCGTCGTCGACGAGGCCGGTTTTCCGTTGCAGCGCGATGACGGCGGCTTCGGTGGCGGCGTCATAGATATGCGTGACCTGCACCGGATAACCTGCGCGGATCAGGCGGCGTTGCAGCAGGCCCACGTCGTCGCCGTGGTCGCCGAGGCGGCGGGTTTTCATGATTCAGTCTCTCCGCAGAAGGCGCGCGACGTTGCCGCGCGCGCCGTACACGAACATCGCCAGCAGCACCGCCGTGGCCGCTTCGAAGAAGCCGACGGATGCGGCATGCAGCAGCAGCTCGATCGATGCGCCGCCCGTCACCACGACGAGGGCCCACGCGACCCACGACACATGGCGCCGGTGCCGCGCGCCGTTGCGCCGGTAGGCGAGCACGCGCACGAGCGCGGCAAGGTGCGCGGCGAGGGCGATCAGCGCGAGCGGGACGTGCATGTCATCCCCCTTTGCGGAACAGCGAGAGCAGGTCGAGGGTCTTGACCCGCTCGATGAGCTGCAGCGTGACGGCGATCACGAGCGCGGCCGCGAAGAACGCGGCGACGCCCGTCGAATGGATCGGCGTGGCGCTGACGATTTCCGGCGCGGCGAGATAGCCCATCACGAGCGAGATCAGCAGGTAGGCCGCGCGCCGCGCGACGCCGATCTCCTTCGACGTGACGACGACGAGCGCCGCGCCCGTGAACGCGCCGATCAGCGCGTTGCCGTCGATGCCGGGCGCGAGGCCGGCGAGCCCGATCGCGGTCGACAGCCCCGCGGCGGTGGTGGTATTCGGTTCGGCCATGGCGGCGTTCCAGGGTCAGTCAAACAGTTGCAGCAGCGGCTTCGTGCTCGACACGGTGTCGAGCGGCGGCAGGTGGACGGGCGTGCCGGCCGGCAGCACGACGCCGAGATCGGCGAGGCCGGTGTTGGCCTCGAGCACGGTTTCGACGGTGCCGTCGGTGCGGCCGTAGTGCCGCCAGCACAGTGCGTCGACCGTGTCGCCTTGCAGCGTGCGCACGATCAT